TCGATGATTTGTCAGTATTCGACTTAGAGTTCATCATTCTAAACATCAGAGCAAAGTCCGTAAATAACGAGATTGCTTTTGGATTTGAGGATGAAGACACCGGAGAAAAAATCGATACGGTAATTGATGTGAATCAAATTAAGGTCGACTTTAATCCAGATCACACTAAGAAAATTGAAATCAATTCACAGTTTTATATGATGATGAGATATCCAACTTTAGAAGAAGTTAGACAGATGCAGAGTGCGAATGAAGGATCTACAGAGCAGATGTTTGCTACAATGGTATCGTGTATTGATACTCTGGTAGATCAAAATACAGATGAAGTGTTTAAGATGCAAGACTTTACCTCAGAAGAGGTTGCGGATTTTGTAGATGGCTTTACAAGTACAGTCGTAGAGAAAATTCAACAATTTTATATGACTATGCCTAAGCTAAGACACACTATCGATTACAAAGATAATAAGGGCAAGAAGAAGCAATTTGTAGTGGAGGGTATGGACTCTTTTTTTACATAATGTTGAGCCATAATAATCTTATGGCATACTACAAAAACGTGTTTTCATTGGCTCAACATCATAAATATAGCATAAGGGATATAGAAAACATGATGCCTTATGAACGTGACTTGTACATGGATATGTTAATTGAATTTATAGAATCAACAAAACAATAAACATGGCTAGGAGCTAACATGGCAAAGAAATTACAGAACGGATCAAAACTAGAATCAGCAGACATGGATGGAGATGGCATCATCACTGATGCTGAATTGGATATGCAAGAAAGAATGATCATGCTTGAGAATGAAGATAAGAAACAGGACGCACAGCGCAACATGGCATGGTTTGCTTTGTTTGGTATGCTACTGTACCCGTTTGCAGTAGTACTTGCAAGTGCAATTGGTCTAGATCAAGCACAGGCAACACTAGGCGACATGGCACCCACATACTTTGTATCAGTTGCGGCTATTGTAGCGGCATTCTATGCAAAAGAAGCTATTAGTAAATAAGGTAAAGTAAGATGGCTAGGAAACCACAAGTAGTAAATCTTTCACAAGAGACGCTGGATCAAATTACTCCAGCGTTACAGTCTATGCGTGATTCCCTTAGAAATCAAACTAGGCTTCTTACTGATACATTCAACTTACAAAACCAAGAACTCGCAAACGCACAAAGAAGAAGACAACTAGCGCAATCCCAAGCAGACGAACAAGCGTCAGCCCTAGCATCTGCGGCAACTGTGTCAGCAGGAAGTGCGGGAGGCGCAGGAGGCGGTGGCAGAAGTATGGGCGGTCTGGGAATGGCCGGTCTGGCAGGACTAGGTGGTCTTGCTATGGGTGCAATGAAAGGAGTAGGCGGACTCGCTCTTATGGGTGCCGCTATACCAACGTTCTTTAGTGGTCTACTCATAGGATCTGAAGGATTAGGTTGGCTACAAGATGTTAAAGGAATGGACTTCGAGGGTCTAAAGACTGCTTCATTGGGATTCAGTGAAGTTGTTAAAGTTCTATCGCCTGAAGCTATGACAGCTTTAGCCGCACTAACTGGAATCGCTATCGTAGGTGGCGCTAAAGCCGCAACAGGGTTAGGTGCGATGGGCTTTGGCATCAGTGCATTTTTAGGTGGACTGTTAGCGGGTGATGCGGTATTCGCAGGATTCTCGGCACTGGGCGGAACATTAGATTATGAATCGATCAAACTTGCTGTTGCTGGCGCAGGGTCAATATTTGACGGATTAGACACAAAAGGACTAATAGCACTAGGCACAATACTGGGTGGTTCAGCAGTTGCATCTGCATTTGGCGGAGGTACGGCTGCAGCCAAAGGTGTCGCCTATATGGGTTTAGGAATAAGTGGATTTCTAGCAGGTCTTTTATTCGGAGATACTCTATTTGCTGGTGCTAGTGCATTAGGGGCTAGCTTAGACTTTGAAAGTATAAAGACTATGCTTGCTGGATTTTCTAATTCAATAGGTCAGTTAAGCGTAGGTGCAGTTGCCGCATTAGGCACACTTTTCGCAACAGGCGGTTTAATAGGATACTCTCCATTAAAAGCTAAGGCATTAGCTAAGGGCATGTTTGCTGTAAGTCTAGGTATTTTAGGACTTATGGCTGGTTTTGCCGCAACTGATGTTGTTGGATCAGGCGCTTTAGCATTAGGTGCTAGTGCAGATTTTAGTAATGTCGCTAAACTTATGGCTGGATTCTCTTCTAGTGTAGAAAACCTAACTCCCAAATCTGTAGCGGCACTCACTGCTATGTTGACTACCGGAGGAATATTAGGCGCACTCACTAAAGCAGGCACTAAAGCAAAAATGGTTGCAGGAGCAGCCGCACTTGGAGCTTCTATCGTTGCATTTATGGGAACATTTGCAGGCGGTGCTGGTCTAGCAAGTGCGCTTGGAGTTGATGGCACTGCCGTCAAAACTCTGATGGGCAACTTTGGTGATGCGATTGATGCGTTAAGTGAAAAATCTTTAAAGACTTTAGGTACACTAGTTGGGGTAGGAGGAACATTAGGGGCGATTACAGGCACTGGTGTAGGTGCTACAGTTGGTGCCGCTGTGTTTCTTGGTATTCCAGCTCTTGGTGCATCGATAGCAGGATTCTTTTTAGCATTCGATTCGTTAGCTTCTCTCGCTAGTGTCTTAGGAGTAAACGGCGCCAACACAAAAATACTATTAACTAACTTTGCTGAAGGTATTGGAGCACTTGCTAACTTACAGATAGACCCTAAACTTGGTACAGGTCTGATTGCTCTATCAGCAGGTCTTGGCGCATTCTTTGCCGCTGATGCATTTGGAAGCGTTACAAGTCTTTTCTCATCCGCAGTGGATACAGTCAAGAGTGGTTGGAACTGGTTGTTTGGCAAAGACTCTGAAGATGGCGGTAATGGTCCTATCGCACAGATGATTGCCGCCCTTGAACCTCTTAAGACTTTAGATGATGCTTTAATATCAAAAATGGACAAATTTGGCTTAGCCATGAATAACTTTGTCTCAAGCTTTCAAGGTTTAAGTAAAGTTGATGCGTCTGCTGGCTCCGCTTCTCTAGGAAAAATCATTACAGACGTAGGCGCTGTTCTAGCAATGATGGACGCTCTCATGAAGGGCGGAATATATGATACAGGTACTGGTCCAGCAACACGCATATTTGGTAGTAAAAGAGGACTCATAGACTTTGGTCCAGGCTTAGATAGTTTAGATGAGCCAACTCTGGCTAGATTGACTACAGGTGTTGATAACTTACGTAGCGCACTTGGCAGAAGTAGGGCGGCTGATCAGGACGCAGTATCTAGCGCACAAAGAACCCAAGCCGCACAAGTTGCATCTGTTAACGTAGGACCTACTACTGTAGTACAAAGGGGTGGGGATGCTAGAACTCTCTTAGTTACTGCTAATCCATCTGTTGGTGGAGTCGCTTCATTCGCAGGCGGATTCTAATAAAAAAGGCGACTCACATCTCTGCAAGCCGCCTTAGTCGCTTCAACTATTAATCAGATTAATTGTCTTCAGCTAGGCTCTTGAAGAAATCCAGTGATTCATCATCACCGTTATCACTTGCAAGAGTTGGAGATGGAGATGCTTCCGGTTCAGGAGCAGTTCGCTCTTTGAAATTCGGAGTGAACCCCATCCCCGCATTGTCGTCCTCAGCGGTAACTGTGGGTGCGTGTGCACCGCCATCAAGTCCTAGAACCTTATACAGTTTAGCTTTCAGTTCATCATAAGATTTGAAGTTTTTAGGATCAACAATTCCTTGAAGGGAGTGTTGCTTACCCCAAACATCTTCAAGTGCTTCATCTGACAGGTTAGCACCGTCTGCACCAGACAGAACGCTTACGCTATCAAACTCGGACTTATCGTAGTTACGATAGCCTTCTACTTGACGAATTTTTAGTTTGAAGTCTGCACCTTCCCAAAAGTCGAATGGGTTGATTGGAGACTCATCGTCATACTGAGGATTCATTGCATCGTTCAGTTTGTCGAAGATTTTCTTACCAAACTTATAAAGATATACTTGACCTTCACGTGAAGGGTTCGCACTATCTTTCACAACATAGATGTTAGCGATATAGTTCAATCTACGCTTCTGCTTACGTGCAGTCTCTTTGTCTTCATCGTGACCAGAATTCCACAGCTTTGAGTTATACTCAGAAACTGGATCATCTTGGCTAAGAGTGGTGAGAGAGTTTTCGATATACCAGCCACCTGGTCCTTGGAATCCGTGATCCCACATTCTTACGAATGGCATATCTTCACCTTGCGGTGCGGGTAAAAAACGAATAACGGCATAGCCATTACCTGCTTTATCTACTTCAGGTTTCCAGAAGCGATCATCGCCTTTGTTACCTGTTGAATTCATCTTCTGGAGCTGAGAGTTCAGCTTGTCGAATGATGATGTACGAGCCTTCTTAAGGGCTGAGAATGATGTAGTCATATTTGTATACTCCTTGTATAGCGGTTTATATTGCTGTATATATTACAGTATTGCGTTGTATTTGTCAAGACATATTTTCCGCATTTTCACTTTATCATAATTTAGAAACGGTCCATATTTGTTGACAATCTTATTTATACTAGGATAAACTATCGTATCATTGATTGTTTTGTCCCAGTACTTGAAGCATCCTGTCAAGTCACTTAAAATGACTAGAGTTTCGATGCTGATGCGCTTCATGTTGAAGAGAGACAATATACGTGGATACTGCCCGTCCTCAACAACGAAGTTAGCATTAAAGTCTTCGTTCAATTCGTCTAGTTCATTACTAAACACATATCCCAAAGACTGTTGACGTTTTGACCATTCCATGAAAGTTTCATTTGCGGTCTCACTGTCAACTATATCACCAATCCAAACGTCTGGATTGTTGACCATGTTAGCTAGTAAAAAGTCTTTATAGTCCTTTCGCTTTGCTAACTTAAAGAAGAAAAACTTATCCTTACGATTTTCAAATGCATCGATTCTGGCGTTAACCTTACCGTTGTATTTGAAGTAATCATAGTTCGAACTAAAGTGCCGCTTTAAAGCAAGATAGCATATGTAAACGTCAAATGCGTCTTGTGTGCTATACAAGCTTTTTGTCATACCGGCAACCTAGTCAGTTTCTCTACCATATTTAGTTCTTCAGCTTCTCTATAGATTTTTGCTTTCAGAACTGGTGATCGGCGTATGATCTCACCGACTACTTCTACTTCGAGTCCATACTTATCTGCGTATACAATTACTGCGTCAATGTAAGGAACTCCTTTAGAAATATTCTCTGCGATCTCTTTCATGATCGTCTCAGAGTTTAACTCTTTGATAAGCCCAATGTTTTTAGTATCTGCGATTTTTTATGCTCCCTGCCCATCAAGTAGGCTTTTTGAAAGATAAAAGCTTCACGCTTATTATCATTAATATAAGTCTCTTTACCTAAAGAGACGTTTCCAGAATCTGGATCAATGCTTACTTGATATAGACCCTCTTCAAAATAATCAGTACTAGCCATTCAATATTTTGATTCCCATAGTCCAGTTTTCAGCGGCATCTTCTACATAAGACTCATGCTTACCAGGAAACATTTCAGTCTTGAATGGTTCACTTTCACCGATACCCATATAGTATTTTAGTCCTATAATGTTACTCTCGTTAATGAACATTTCTGCTCTAGGACCTGAACTGTCTTCTTTATAAAAAGTGGATAGATGTTTCTCCATCTAAAACTCTCCTTTTCTGATTTATATGTGCTTATTATAGCAGATGATATCTTGCCTGTCAAGCATTATTTGACAGATTCTAGAAGGGCTTCGATCTCTTCAATCTCAGACACGATTTCACTCATATTTTGTTTATGGTAAATACGAGCCATTTTGCCGAGATACTTTTTTGGTATACCAACATCATCTTCAAGTGCAATGATTGCTTCTTTCACAAACTCACGCTCGGCTTCTTGTCGTAGGTATGAATTACTGATCTCTTGCATAGCTTCTTTAATGCGCTTGCGGTCAGCTTCACTTGATGGTATTATGATTGATGACATACTATATCCTCATGTTGATTAAATGAGTGTTAACTATAACAGAATAGAGGGTTGCTGTCAAGTCATTTCAGAATAAAGGGGCGAAAAAATCGCCCCTCTTGTTAACTATTAATTGCGCCTTTTAGAATGAAAAAGTCGCACCGATATTGATCTCGTCACGTGCTTCGGATTCGAGATTATATTTTGTTTTAGCATACCACTCTACTGAGTCCATTCCTGACATAGTGTAGTTTACTTCAAACTCAATTGTTGGTAAAACATCTAATGTGTTATCCAATACAAGTTCATCGTCCCAAAGTGCTAACTCTGTGCTTGTTACGAAATTCAAGCCTTCAGTTGGAGTCAGCGTAATTGCTGGTTCGATATCAACTGTCATGCGTTCAGCATCTACAGCATAGTTTGCATCTAGTTCTCCACCAAAAGATACGATAGAGTCAGCAGATACATTTGTTGCCAATAGAGTTGCAACAGTTGCGATTGCGAGTTTCATTAGATTTCCTTTCTTATTATTGAAACTGGTCCACATTTTCTGTTGCTAGGCAAGTGGTCAGCCCCGGTTGATCACGCCGCTAGTGCGTAGTCTCCATGTGCAAAGTTATCGTTTGCGTTTAGTTTAGTTTCTTGCGTTAACGGAGCTTGCGCCCGGATTCTCCACTTCTCTGCCCTGTCAGTCGATTCCT